CGTTCTTTCTCAGCCATTGTTTCGTCTTCATCTTCGTTCTTGAAAATATCCAACGGCTTTTCAAGATACCGAAGTGCCGGACCATGCTTTCTGAACACGTTTCCGACCACCGCCTCAACGGCCTTGTAGAAGTAAATACCTTGCACCCACATCTCCTGATTCTTTTGCTCGATTCTGAGTTTATGGGCTTGGTAATAATCTTTAGCTAAACGAGGATCGCCATACCAATACTCTTCTGGACTCATGCCTATTGCCATAAAGTACGGAGCCGCTCGTTCGAAGAACTCTCCGTACGTTATGGTTTCCGATGGAGTTACAGTTCCACCGTCAGCTTGGAGTTTTTTCTTTCTTCCTCCGTCTTGGTTGCCTCAAACGGCTCGTTGTAAAGCTGGAAGAGTCTCTCAACAACGCCTTCAGGAATGTCGTTTATTCCACCAAAGCCGACCTCAGGATCAAAGATGAACTTGTCGGTCTTCTCTCTGGATACGTTCTTGTGGTGCATTCTGAATGCGTAGAACCACAGTTCCGGGATCTTGCTCATCGGATAATCAGCAACGTCTTCAATCTTGAAGCCCCTGGACTCCGCGAATCTGATAGTCTCCCTGTTGAACTCCAGCGTGTACTCTGCTCCGTTATCGGTGTCGTGAAGGATAATCGGTTTGATCTTCTCGTTTACTTCTTTCTTAGCCATGATTCTCTCCCTTTCATAGATGCGAAATTATTAGGTTGAAGCCGCTGCCCAGACAGGCTCTCCGTTCGGAGTTACGTATGCTACGTTTTCAAGAACAGCGTCTACTTCTGCGCCGTTGAAGCCAAGCTTGGACGGCATTGCTGTGAAGTAGAAGGACTCGGAGTGCGGAATCGCAAACTCGATCCACAGGCTCTTATTCTCGTCCTTCGCTGACTCGTACGCAGTGTACATAGCCTCCCATGCGTTTTTAAAAGTATCGTTGTGGTTTACGGTAAGACCGATAGGACCACCTACGTCCTTTAATCCAGGGATGTAACGATGCCACTCTTCATCGGAAAGATCCGTGACCTGGAGGTTGGCAGGTTCCGGGTTATATCCAGGAATGGACTTTACATTTGGAATCGTTGCGTAACCAGTTACAGGACGCTCCCCGGCAGTCGTTTCCACCGCCCACTTAACTTTGATTCCGGCAGTACTCAGTTCAAGTGCCATTTCTTTTCTCCTTCTTCTTTTTGATAGGTTTCGGCGTTAATGCCGCTTTGCAGTATTTACATTTCGTTGCGGTATCTTTGTTTTCACGACCGCAGTAAGGACATTTCATGATGTCTCCTTTTAGGGCATTTCCTCCCCACCGCCGATTTGACGTTCAAATCTTGCCGTGAGTCTGGATACTCTGTTGTTTGCTCTTTCAACAGGTAAGCATTCCAGTTCTATGAAGAAGATTTCAGCAAATGCGGCTTCGACCACTCGCATGATCTCGTAAGCTTCATCCGCAGAATCGTTAAACAGGTTAGAATAGACATTAGCGTCAAACGCCACACGCCATTGCTGGTCTTTGCCATCAAGCGTGACATTCATTGTCGGCCTTGAATGATCGATCTCATGGATCTGTACAGCTGGACCATTGGGCGGTATAGGCTCGTATCCATTGGATATATACATGTTCGGATAGACCGCTTTCACAGCGTTCCGAATGTACGTATATATTGAATGGTGAGTATATTTAGCCATTGAATATCCTCTCTGCCCTTTCCTTTGCCTGATTTATGATTTCTTCTTTTGCCTTGTACATACCTGCCGTTGGCTCGTTACCATATGTGTGCTGTCCTTTTGGTGTCCACCATCCATATGGTGAATTCCAATGATACTTCTGAGTAGGATATGTGCCAGGTCCATAAGGCCCACCGTCCATTCCTGTATCAGGATGACCGTAGCCATACCTTGAGCCAGCGCCAAATTCCAAGAACAAAACGTCTTTTCCTTCAGCTTTCAGAATGAACTTATTGCCTTTCTGTGTGCAGGTGATGTTGTATTTAGGCGGTCCATCATCGCTTACCCAATGATTTACATGGCTGTAATTCATTCGGACGAATCCAGCGCCCATCTCAATCAACTCCATGCACAACTGATTGCACTTTTCTCTGAAGTCCCTTTTATAGGCTTGCAAGTCTCTGATTGCACTGGCGATGCTCTTCTGATCGAAAACGTCTATGACAATCTTCTCACTCACGCAGATCAACTTCCTTCAGCATGTAAGCAATAAAGTTCAGCGATTTTGCAATGCCGGAAACCATATAGTTGTGCGGAACAAGTTCCCATGCGTTCTCATCAAATTCCGATGGCGTGTCAACTGATTGTTTGCACTTATAGATGCGACCGTTATGGAGGACTTTCTTCCCCACAGCATATGTGGAATCGGCAGCGTACTCTGATAACTTCCCCTGATCAAGCCATACGAGGGTTTCTTCAGTGATCGGACAATTGATATCGTCCACCACCGCAACCTTTGAATACGGCTTATCAAGACCGAAATACTCCATCTGTACAACAGACGAAACGAATCCGTAAGCAGTTCGGGATGCGCCGACATCCATCTTCTGCATCTGTATGTCTCCGTACTGCTTTTGATGAGCGCCAGTATAGAAACCATCTTTCATGATTTCCGTCTCGCCCTCATAGAGTGCGTAGTAAACAGGCCGTTTGTTTCTGTACAGACCTTTCATCTAACCACCCCACAGTACGGAGTCAACTTCTTAATGATGGAGTTCGGTACTCCTGCGCTTTCATAGGAGCGGTCAGCGGAGTTCTCATTGTGAATCGTCTCGCCTTCGGCCCCTCTCTTATGCAAGAGGTACACTGCAATTTCGCAGATGACGTTGGAGTACCTGCCCATCACGGACTGCTTGGTTTCATCGTCAGGATCACCAAATGGGAAAACCCTGTTGAATGCTATTTCTTCTGCCATGCTCAGAAAAGCGGAGATGACTTCGGTATCTTCCTCTTCGGAAATCGTCCCAATGTATGCGATTTTTTCTTCTCTGGTCATACGCACCTCCGCTTAAGTCAATCAGGCAAGAACCTTCAGCACTGCAACGTCATCCATGCCCTCGTAGGACGGCAGAACGATCTCGGATGCATAGGTGTTAAGGTTAACAGGATGCTCTTCCTTGATCTGGGTGATCGCAACACCAGTGTTAACGATGGAGCATTTCTCGCGGAGATCAGCTTCCTCAGGAGTAGTACCATACCAGGTGTTACCAACCGCACCAGCCGGAAGAATGGATACATATCCATCAGGAACGAACTTCTGAGCAGTCTTGCTCTCGTCACGATACTGCTTGTCATAAACCACAATGGTAAGACCAGTTGTCTTCTCGACAGCTGCCTTTGCCTCATCGGGAGTGATGTAGCCGATAGCCACGCCGGAGGTTGCCAGGTATCTGTTCTTGACGGCATCAGTAGCGTACATTGCATTTGCAGTAGTGCTGTTCATGATTGCATAAGCAGAGGTTGCACCAGTAAGACCCTGGATGGCCTGCTTGCGCTCAATAAGGTCAGCAATCGGATCTGCCGCAGCAGTAGCGCTCCAATACTTGCTGGAAGCCAGTGCCTTGTAGTTGGATGCCTTCCAAGCACCATTGGGGTCATAGTTGTAGGAGTAATCAACGCCGTTAGCTTTGAATACGATCTGAACATTGCCGCTCTGTGGGAAGAGCAGAGACATTCTCTCGCGCTCTGCTACAACATCGGCAGCTTCGATCAGTTCGCCAGCATCGTTGTACAGCATATCGATAACAGCAAGTGCATAGGGATCAGCAGAGTCAGCCGCACGAAGCAGTTCCTGACGATCCTTCTCCTTGATCTTGAAGCCCTCACGGAAGAACGGCATTTCGGTTTCTACCTTTGCAACGCCGATTCTGTCTCTGTAGGTAGCCTGTGCATCAAATGCAGACGGCATCAGGGAGATCGGAAGACCCTTGGAACCCTTGATCCACTTCAGATCAAGACCAGCCTTTTTCTTGGACGGAAAGAAGTTGCCGCCAAGATAGGGGATTCTGTTGGACAGAGTATCAGCCCAGTAAGCAGCGATAGATGCAGGGGTGAAAATCGTAGAAAAATCCATTTGTTACCTCCTTACTCATTCACACCAATGTTGGTGCGGAAAGTGATTGCCGGAAGAGCGGCTTTCAGTGCCGCAAGAGCATAGGTGACACCGCTGTGTGCCTGTGCCTTGGTAGCATCAACGTATCCTTCGG